GTGTCGAACGGCTGCGGGTTCATCAAGTATTTCACCAACCACTCGCAGACCATAGAGTTCCATTTCGTGCCGGTCATCAGCATCCGATGCATTTGCGACACGTCGCCTTCGACCCAAAACCTTTTACCCGGTTCTTTGACCTCGTGATTCTCTGCCAGCCATAATGCATGCTCGGCGATTTTATAATTCAACCAATCTATCTTCTTCTTGCGCGGCAAAGTATCGAGGTAGTCGGAAGCGGTTTGCGAAATAGGTACGTACAGAAATCTTTGGGCGATGGCCTCGAGGTCCTGGGCGGACGATACTCCCGAGCTGTCGAGCAGAAAAGCATTGTTAGCGGCGATGATCAACCGAATCGCTCCCTTCAAGTCGCTGGTCGGTTTGTATTTCTGTTTGAGGGTGCGCTGCGTGGTCGTCAGCATCGCCCGCAAAGTTGTCGTGACCGTCTGCCGGCCATATCGCTTCGGCATCTCCTCGTCGGCGAATATCAGAGGACATCTTACGATCTCATCGTTGAAGTCGGACAAGGCCTTTTCGATTTCCGCGGGCCCGCCTTCGCTCCATATCTTCGCGAGGCCGTGAGCGAACATGGTCTTCCCGGTGCCTTTCGGTCCTTCGAAGTAAACCGCGCACAGCAACTTGTCCAAATCGGGCACGCACGAAATCAAATCAATGAGCTTGCTGTACAAGATGCCACCTAATAAATGAAGCCATTGGTCTATCTCTTTATCGAAAGTCGGAGTCAAGTCCGTCCGTATCGGACTCACGGCCGCGTGAATCGTCTGAGTAGTAGGCTCGTACGTCGTAAACTGCTTGGTCATGTCGCTGATGACACGACTCGCCAACGACCCGCACTCTCGAACGACGTCGGAGATCGCGCGGTATCGAAATCCGGATTTGGTCAACTCGATAAGCCGCACGGGCGCGGGCGCCAGGATTTTCGACGCGGCCAGAGTCAAGTCGTCTCGCATATACGGCCCGAGGTACTCCCCGGTACCGTCCAAAAACCAGGCCGACCCGTCGCGCTGTATCACCCAACGATCCTGGAGCTCGGGTGCTTCCCAACCCTGCCGGGTGGCGATGCGTTTGAGGTCGTCGTCTGCGTAAGGCACGCCGTCGCCGATCTGGTTCTTCTTCAGCTGCTCTTGTTTGTACGCGCGGGACTTCTCGACTGCACCGGCGTACGCGGTCCAAACCTCGTCGGTTGTCGGTGCGCCAGGAGATACTGACTGCATGATCGTGAGGCTGGGAGAAAAGATTTCAGTCAGGGTGGACTCGAACAGGTCCTCGTTTGCTCGAGCAAACCACATGGTGAGCTGCAGGACGACTTGATGCCGGTCACCGGGCTCGGCGAACGGTTGTTTGTTGAGAAGTGCGGTCATCGATTTCCTAAGCGGGTCTTCTTTGCGTATCGCCCGCGCTTTGTTTCGGATGGCGACGAGTTGGTCGGTCTTTGCGAAATCGGTTTCGTCGGCGGATGCTGGCGCGGGGAGCTCGTCAGGCAGGTCCTCGGGTTCGAGCCACTTGCCGGGATGATGTATAGACTCGGCGACGTTCGAGTCAAAGGTAGACGGCAAAAAGTGCAAGCGTGAGATGTCTTTGGTGTGAGGATCGTTGACAGAGCCCACAAGGCGATTGAGGGCGTTCCATACGTCGGGGTAGGCAGAGGGGTGTACGGAGTTGAGAAACGGCAGCACGACGCGGATACGGGGCCTTCCTCGGGCTGAGGAGGATCTATGCTTGTGGGTGGTGTAGGCGACGTATTCGAATTGCTTGAGACGATCGAGGGTCTCAAGTAAGTCGGATTCGGGTATTGAATCGATGTCCAGGGCAATGGCGTTGGCGGCAACGACGTTCGATTTCCTACGAGGTCCGTTGACTTCGCCGAGAATGACCGCGGGGCCGTTCTTGTTCTTCTCGAGCCGGTCTTTTCGTTTGGCATCCGATGGACTCCCTCGCTGCTCGTGCGTGGTGAAAATTTGAACCCATTCACTCCAAGGGCGCGTAACGGGCCTGGACTCGACATCCTGTGCCGAGGAATAAAGTGTCAACGTGATGTCCCGCATTTTCCCCGCTTGTCAATCTTGTCATTGAGGGTTCCCCGGCAATTGACTGATATGATGCAATATTTTCAAGACGAGGAGACTTGAAAGACGGTCAGTCAATCGCCGGGGGTTTACCCAAAAACTGTATGTGTTGGAAATTTCTCGTCTTTTGCATCATGGGATCATCCTATCAGCTTCCAATGGGCAAGTCAAGCTCTTTCCAATGGGGTGTCACACGTCACAGCATATATACTCCGTATCTTCTTCTTAGGGCGATCAATTAGAATTTTTCCCACAATGACACGTAAAGCGATGGAATATAGGTGTTTATTTCCTACCTCCCTCGCGCGTACTAGTAAGAAAGTAAGGGTGTGACAGTGTGACGATCATATTTAAATCGTCGCAATTATTAAGCAATCGATGTCACCGAAAGCGTCACAAAAGCGTCACATAATAAATAATAGGTGTGACGTTCCCCATAATTCTTGACATTTTTTCGCAAATACTTATTAACTTATTCACATGAGGCTCAAAAAACCAAAGGTATTTTCGTTCTGGTTGGACCAACGGCATATCGATTTTCTGGAATTGTTCAAAGATTTCCATAATCTATCGTCGAGAGGAGCCGCGTTGCGTGCCATCATCGATATTGTATCCAAACTATTTCAAAAAGGAGAAACACAATGACCAATGTCAATTGCTCATATACTAAAATGGTACCAATAGATCAATTGAAAGAAAATCCAGTCAACCCGAATACCCATCCGTTCAGGCAAATAGAAATATTGGCCAAAATCATCAAAGAGCTGGGGTGGAGAGCCCCCATCACCGTCTCGAACCAGTCGGGATTCATCGTCCGCGGGCACGGCCGGCTCGAAGCTGCAAAAATGCTCAACCTCACCGAGGTCCCCATCGACTTCCAGGACTACCCAAACGAAACCGCAGAGCTCGCAGACCTGGTCGCCGATAACCGAGTGTCAGATCTGTCCGTGTGGTCCGAGGCCGACCTCCTGCCCATCCTCAACGAGCTGTCCGAGTCGGGAGTCGAAATAGAAAACCTGGGATGGAAGGAAGAAGAGCTCGAAGCCATGCTCGCGCAAATGGATACCGAATCGCCTCCCGAAGACCCAGGCCAACCAGAACAACCAGACGATCGATTCGTGCGATTCCAGTTCGGAGATTATCGAGGCCTGGTCGCTCGCGAAGTCTATGAAAAGTTCGTGAACCATTATAAACGCATCCAGCTCGATACCGGGCAGCCGATGCTCACCGACATACTCAAGGAGTTATTCCATGGGGATCGTTGATTCGCTCAAACAGTCGGCCGTCAACAAGAAGGCCATGCTCAAAAGGTTCGGGTTCATACCGTATTCCATCCTGAAGATGTCCAGAGGCCCTCTATCCAAAAAGGTATTCACCCTGCAACATGAATATCCAGAGCGAGGTACAGTCTCAACCGGGTTCGGGGATGTCGTTACCGACAAGGCCAAAGAATCTCTCGAAGTAAGAAAGCAAAAAGGGCTTCTCGGAGGAGTCATATCGAAACGAGCGGAAGGTGTCGCACTTCGGCAGCAACGAGAAGAACGAAACAAAGCCCCGCAAGACGAAGGCGGGAAGATGTTCGTGCCGCAATACGATGGAGGTGCCCCGGTCCGAATGAATGCTACAGTCATGCCGGCCGAGCTCGTCGAGTTCTTCATCAAGTACTACTCATCCCCAGGCCAGGTGTACCTCGATCCGTTCATGGGGCAAGGTATCCAAATGCAAGTGGCCAAAATGTACGGCCTCGACTACTATGGGTACGACATCTCGGAAGAGTTCTTCAACTATATCAAATCGACCAAAGACAAAATCGACGACGGCGCCACCGTCATCCAAACAACCCTCGGGGACTCTCGATACCCGACCGAAATACCCGACGACATCGGCGACTTCTCGTTCCACTCCCCGCCCTATTGGGACATCGAGTACTATGGCGATGAGCCGGAGCAACTCGGTCGAGGAACCTACGAAGAGTTCCTCGAATCGATGTCTCAAGTCTATAAAAGCTGGTTGCCGAAATTCAAACCGGGTGCCTACCATATCGCCAATGTCAACGACTTCCGAAGAAAAGGAACCTATTATTCATACCACGCCGACACCATCCAGCTTTTCAAAGACGCAGGATGGGAGTTGTACGATACCTGGATAATCGATGGGCTCGTCGGGGGGTTGCCGAAAGGATTCGCCGTCTCTTTCAACCTCAAAAAAATAGCACCCAAAGTCCACGAGTATGCTCTCGTGTTCAGGAAACCAGAATGAAATATGCCACCATCGAAGACCTCGATGCCATAATGGACATCGTGAAAAAATACCGAAAAACAGTTTTTCCCTATTTTCGAGAGGACAAATTAAAAGAAAAAATACAGCGATCGGAAGTCATGCTCGATAAACAAACGTTTATCATTTTCGGTACATATCGAAAACGAACTTGGTTGGGTGAGGTATGTGCTCATAAAGGAGATATGGCAATCCACGAAATTGGCACTGAGGAACAAGGTTCTGGTTGTGCGCACGATGTCTTGGCCGAGTTCATCGACAATTTTTCTGGAAAAAAGATATGGTTGACTGTGCGCAAAGAAAACGAGCGAGCAGTTCGATTCTATATAAAACACGAATTTGAAATAGTGGGAGGTATTCTGTGGTCGGATGGAAAGTTGCCGGGTTGCGTAATGATGAGGAGTCCAAAATGAAGTTAGCTGAACATCTATTCATCACAATAATCGGCGATGTCGCTGACGAACGGAAAACATTTCACACCCTGCTCGATGCGTGCCACAAAGCTAATGCGCGAGTGTGCGGGACCTCAAAGCACGAGTTCTATCCACGAGGGTTTTCAGCCATTGTACTCATCAGTGAGTCGCACGCAAGCGTCCACACCTGGCCGGAAAGCAACGTCGCGCTCGTGGATTTTTTTACTTGCGCAAACCCTACAGGATTCGATAATTTCATCGAAGCGTGGGAGGATGCGGGATACACAATTGCCACAAAAGAGGTGCTAAATCGATAATTGTGTTATATTGAATAATAGAAAATGGGTAACTATCGTAAAAAATTTGTGGCTGTGAACGACCGAAAGGAACACGAGCGCCAGCCAGGCGAACCCGATAGAGCTTGGAAAGGATTCACTATTTACCGAGACATCGGTTTTACTCGAACGCTTTTGAAAGCGGCAATCGAGTACCGCAAAATAGTCGGTGTCACGGAAAGTAAAGAGAAATCTACTCATCGGAACTTCCAAAATTGGTCTATCAGATGGGGTTGGGTGCGTCGATGCGAAAGCTGGGATCGCGAGGTCGATAAGCAGCGACGGAGAATAGCTCTTGAAGAAGTGAAGAGGATGCGGGATCGGCATGTGCAATTGAGTATGTCGATGCAGCAAGTAGGGGCGACAGAGCTTAATAAATTATTGAAAGATGTGAAGGCAAAAGCCGAAGAAGGGCTTTTGGGTGCGACGGACATCCGATACCTGATTGAAACGGGAATGAAGTTAGAGCGCATGAGTCGCGGTGAGCCTGATTCGATAACAGAGGAACGAAAAGAAATTTCGGGAGATGCTGCACGCGAGGAGTTGAGGGCGTTGTTCGAGGACAAGGAGTCGCGTGATAATCTGCGAGAACTTGCAAAGAAATTAGTCGAAAAAGAATGAACGAGTTAGCGCACGCCGACCGCGAGATATTAATCGAAGAGAATGTTTGGCGGTCGGGGCTTGCGTCTTATGCGGTTTACGCTTCGCATTGGCGGCAAAAATGGAAACCTTATAAGTTCCTCATCAAACTCGCTGACGCAATCGAAGACGCTGTCCACACTCCTAACTCCCGTCTGATAATCAACGCCCCGCCCCGACACGGCAAGAGCCAGCTCGTGTCGCACTGGTTGCCGGTTTGGTATCTCGATTGGTTCCCGGAAAAACGGATCATCTTGGGTGCATATGGTGATTCACTCGCACGCGATTGGGGGCGAATTGTACGTGACGAGTTTTTGATGAATGAGAAGTGTTGGACAGCTCTTCGACGCGATACCCAGGCGGTTGACGACTGGAGAACGACACGCGATGGGGGAATGAGGACGGCCGGTGTCGGGGGGCCCATCGTAGGCAAAGGCGCCGACCTCATTATCATCGACGACCCGCACAAGTCGTGGGAGGATGCGATGTCGCCGACGTCGCGTCAGCGTCTAATCGATTGGTTCAACGGCACTCTTTATCACCGTGCTGAGCCTGGCGCTTCTATCATCATGATTATGACTCGATGGCATGAGGACGACTTGACCGGGTATTTTCTTGACCGGCATGCGGACGATTGGCAGTCGGTCAGTATGCCTGCCTTGGCTGATGGGGATGACGACATACTCGGGCGTGAAGAGGGCGAGCCGTTGTGTGAGGAGAGATTCGATGCAGAGCGACTTGGAAAGATAAAATTGGCGATGGGTTCGCACATGTTCGCAGGTCTATATCAGCAGCGCCCGAGCCCTCTTGCAGGCGGTATGATAAAGCGCGAATGGTTTCAGCGATACAGCGAGATTCCGGAAAACCTTGAGGAATACATTCAATCATGGGATTTGACTTTCAAGGCTACCGGCCGCAGCTATGTCGTCGGGCAAGTATGGGGTCGGAAGGGCTCTAACTGTTATTTGATGCCCGATCAAACGCGCGAGCGCATGGGATTCCCTGAACAGCTTCGAGCGATTCGTATGATGTCGAGTCGATGGAAGCAGACGACCGATATATTGATAGAGGATGCGGCCGACGGACCGGCTGCGGTTGCGACTTTAAAAGATGAAATATCGGGCATACTTCCGAAACCGCCTAGAGGTAGCAAAGAGGCGCGACTCGCTGCGGTGTCGGGTATGATCGAAGCAGGTAACGTACATCTGCCTGATGCATCGCTCGCACCTTGGATTGACGACTTTATCGAAGAGGTGGTAGTGTTCCCCAACGCGGTTAACGACGATCAGGTGGATGCGATGACAATGGCACTCAACCATCTTCGGCAAAACACATACAACGTGGATATAGCTTTACCGGACACGGGCGTGCGCTCAAGTCCTTGGGAGTTTGCACATGTCTAAAATAGACTTCGGTGTAATCGGGTTCTCAGGTCTCAAAGAATACGGCGGATATATCGATGAAGAGTGGCACCCCAAACTTCGAGGTTATTACGGGCCGAAGTTGTATCGAGAAATGGGCGACAACAGCTCGGCAATCGGTGCTATCAAGTACATCATTCAAGCTCTCGTGCGGCAAGTCGAGTGGAGGGTTGAGCCCGCAGACGATTCGAAAGAAGCGCAAGAACAAGCAGAGTTTCTTGAAACGTGCGTAATCGATATGTCGATAACCTGGGAGGATTTCATCTCCGAGGTATTGAGTTTCCTTGAATATGGTTGGTCCTATTTTGAAATCATTTACAAGTTGCGTAAAGGGTTGGACACAAAAAACCCGAGGACACGCAGCCAGTTCGACGACGGCAAAATCGGTTGGAGGAAGCTGGCACTCCGGGCCCAGGATACTCTTGAGCGTTGGCAGTTTGACGAGGACGACAACGGCCTTCGCGGCATGCATCAATCGAGCGAGTACACAGGCAAAGCGGCGTTCATCCCTATCGAGAAGGCTTTGCTGTTTCGGACGGTGACTCGCAAAGACAATCCCGAAGGGCGCAGCATCTATCGTAACGCGGTCGTCGATTATTTCTATCTCAAGCGAATCAGCGAGATCGAGGCCATCGGCATCGAGCGCGATATGACCGGCTTGCTGACCATGGAAGTTCCTTTGCAGTTGCTTCATCCTGACGCTGATGCCAAGTCGGTCAGCCTTCGATCGGCTTTCGAAAAGATGCTGTCCGAGTTGAAACGAGACGAGCGCGAATATGCTTTGGTTCCTCCTGAAATAGACAAAGACGGAAAGCCGACCGGATACAAACTCAAACTTCTGAGTTCAGGCGGTCGTCGACAGATAGATACAAACGCGGTGAAGCTGTATTACAAGGTCGGCATCCTTCAATCAGTGCTCGCGCAGTTCATCCAGCTCGGCATGAGCGGGGTCGGGTCGTTTGCTCTTGCATCGACTCAAACCGATATGTTCGCGGTGGCTCTCGGGTCGTACCTGAACACGATAGCGTCGGTCATCAATCGCTTCGGCGTATCGCGCTTGATGGCGGTCAACAGCGTAAAGCAAGATTTGTGGCCCGAGCTGGTTCACGGTGACATCGAGAGCCCGCCTCTTGCGGAGATAGGTGCATACGTGCAAGCGCTTGCTTCATCGGGTCAGTTGCCTGAAGATGAGGCCATACAACGCAAGCTTTTAGAGATCGCCAATCTGCCGATGCCCGAGAAAGAAGAAGGAGAGAAGGCAGAGAAACAGAAAAAGTCTAAAGGCGGGTTTGTACGAAAAGTAATACCTGGTCTTCACCTCGTACAACCTTCTGGAAAATGCCCGTATTGCGGCAAGCCGGTACGAGGTAAACCAGAGCGATGTCCTCATTGCGATAGGTCATTAGTGGCAGCATGACTTTCGTTCAGTACTACAAACACGAGCGCATATTAAAAGCTCGACGTAAAAGAAAACCAGAATGGCAGAAGCGTCTGCCTCATGATACTCCGGCCGGTCGCGAGGCATACGCGATAGCGGCGAAGCACGAGAACAAATTCGCGCGCGCGTTTTTAGAAGCGACACAATCGCTTCTCACCAACAGAATAGCGGCGGATTTTAACGCGGTATGGCGAGCGGGCGGCGGGCCTGAGAAAGTCATGGCGACGTTGCCTTTCTTCGGCACGGACATCAAACCGGAAGTGTGGGACGATTTCATCGAGCGCATATTGAAAGCATATTCAGCAGTGATTCAAGAAGCAGGCGAAGAAAACACTGAGGAGATGAATCGCAAATTCCGAACGAACATGAAGTTCTCGCTCGAAGATAAAGAAGAAATTCCAGTCGTGCCTATCAACCCATACTCGATAGAATGGGTTCGCAATCGTTCATTAGAACTTGCGAAGCAAGGCATCTCCGACCAGCAACGCGAGGTAGTGCGCGACATCATTGATCGCGGGTTTTCTGAAGGCGTGCGTGCTGAAGAAGCATACGGCGCGATAAAGAAAAATATTGGTTTGACTCATCGCGAATACAACGCAGTTATCAACCGCGAAATAATGCTCGAAGAAGCGGGATGGGCCGATGCCGACGTGAAACACCTGACTGAGAAATATCGTGATGAGCTTTTAGGAAAACGAGCGATGCGCATTGCGCGAACCGAAACGATGTTTGCTCAAGCACAAGGGCGGAATGCCAGTTGGCAGATGGCGCAAGATTCGGGCATTTTGCCTCCCGTCGTGCGCGAGTGGGTAGCAGTGCCAGGCGCGTGCGAAATATGTGGAGAGCTTGATGGACAGGAAGCACCGGTGGGCGGGGCGTATGAGAGCACTGAGGGTCCGGTTGAGTCTCCCCCCGCTCATCCGAACTGTTTACCGGGGGACGCGGCAGTATTGGCCTCGGGAGTTTCGGCCTCGAGTAAACGTTGGTACGATGGAGATTTGGTCATCTTGACTACTGCCCTGGGCAACAAGCTCGCCTGCACCCCGAATCATCCTATACTCACAATGAGTGGGTGGAAAGCTGCGCATTTGCTTAACGTAGGAGATGACGTAATCAGTTACATCGGAGGAGAGAGCGTGCCCTCTTCTTGGTTCGGACATAATCAAAAGAACATGCCAGTCGTTCGAGATAAGATATCGAATCTTGCGAAGAAGCTGGGTTTGACGTCGTCCGTACCAGTGCCAGGAACCTCCAAGGATTTCCACGGCGACGGGAACGATGCCGATGTCACAATTATACGGACCAAGAGCTTGTTGTGGTCGAACTTCAAGTCCTCGTTGTTCAAGCATTTTGGCAAACTCAAGTTCTTCAGTCGTCGCATGAGTGAGATGCTTTTCGCATGTAAACGCTCTTTTAAGTTTCTCTTCATGAGTTCGCGGCTTGCCTCGAACGGCATCATGAGCAGCCTTTGCTCTTTGCAGCCGTTCGCTTTTGCTCAGGCTTTGCATGTAGATTCTACCGGCTTCGCTTTGCCCTCGAATGCAAATTCCTTTGATTTTGAGAAGTCGCCGAATAACATTCCGGCTGACGCCCCAGATTTTAGCCAACGACTTCTCGCTAGTTCCAGCGATATAGTCGCCGACAATGTCATCAATGTGGATGTCCAAAGATTTTCTGGCCATGTGTATAACCTCCAATGTTTGTCTGGTTACTATATATCACAAAACATAATTAGCCACAACTGCGCGTGTACTGAAATCTTGAAAAGAGCGAAAGGGCGATGACCAATGCCTGAGTTCACACGAGAATTTTTAGAAGAAGTATATCGATTAGCAAAGAAGACATTGCCGGGCTGGGCGTATGCGACACTGCGCGCGCAGGCCAGGGCGGTATCGGGCGGGCGTGCAGCGCACCGAACGGATATTCCTAATGTGTTCGAGAAGGTATCGTTAGGAGTATTGAATTCCGAATCGATGAAGGACTTGTCCGATGTTGAGGTGAAGGCCATTTGGGATCGATTGAACCAGTGGCACGCCAACGCCTTGAAGAAGAAAGGGCCGACCGATGTCCTTGTAACTGCTGCTCGTTCGGTGTTCGACATCATCCAAGATCGGAATATCAAATTCAAATCAAGCCCTTTGTGTGACCTGTTAGAGACTCCTGACAACATACCTGACGTAAAGAAATTGGTAGCATTTCTACCGATGACGGGTCCGGACGGGGCGTCGATAGCTTTTGTCGGTGCTTCTCCAAGCAAAATAGAGATCGCTCGGAATGAACCGTATGTTGGGCCGATTCGCAAGACATTCGAATCCAAATACCTGGTTCCTCTCGAGGTGGCTCGTGATGAAGTGATATTGGGGTATGCATGCCCTGAAGCATTCGCCGGAGAAAAAGGAAAAGTTAGAGAGCCGACCGATGAAGAGATAGCGATTTGGAAAGATTGGCTGTTCGACGAGCTCGACAAGGCGAGACCTCAAATTGTTATTGCTCTGGGACAGACCGCGCGCAAAGCGTTAGGCGATCGTGCTGATTTTGTCATGCCTCACCCATCTGCGGTAGACCGATTCGGAGATTCGGGAGAAGTCGCACGCAAGATTAAACGCATCAAAGAGGCTTTATCCGATATTGAGAAGGCCGACCTCGGTGCAAAATGGTTCGAGATTTTTCCGAAAAGCGGCAAAGGTAAGTTCTCGTATCAGCATCATTGGCGAGGGCTCAGCGAAGATGAGACAAAATTATCTGATAAAGAATTGCTTGCTACAGATCATTCTTTACACGGGGACTTGAGGTTGGGCGGGGACAAAGGTCTTTGGGGTTGGACGATATTCCTGGGGGAGACAAAAGAGAATCGTGGGAAGGATGGCGATAAATTCATTTCGATGAAGCCTGGTGGCAGTTTGCGAGTTACGCCGAAGACGATTCATCCAGAAGAATGGCTTCGGGTCGGGTCGCAATTGGCTGGTCAAATAAACAAACCAGGAGAGCCGGGTTCGGGTCCTGAATCGCATTCAAAATTCTTTGTAGAGGATTCTGGGACGTACGAATTGGGAGTGGCGACAGAGCACTCTATTGAAATTTTCCTTGACGGCAAGCATTTAAATGGTAAATATTTGTTAATATATCCTCGATTAGGCGGGGAGCGAGTTTGGCTGATTGACAAGCCGAAATCTCAAACGCCGCGAGCCGAGGAAGAAAAACTCGCTGATGTCATAAGCGAGCAGCGCAAGAAGGGGCGGCAATATGTCGTCTGGGCAAAGCCGGGAATGAAACCGGTTTTATACAACACGCGCTCTGGCGAAGTGGTCAAAGGCGAAATGATTCCCATCTCGAAAGCAGATCCCCTCAAAAAGATTGTCTACGGCATTGTTGCCGATCCCTATGGCGTCCGAGGTGCCCAGGCCGATGCACATGATGACTGGATGATGCCATCCACTGTCGAAGGCATGGCGCACGATTACATCGGAAAAGACATGGTGATCGGGTTTCAACACAATAAAAAAGCTGATGCTTGTCCCGTAGAAAGTTGGGTCGAACAGTATCCCAGCCCAGAGGATTATCTCAAGGCGATGAAGGGTGAACCGCATAAAGTCTATCGACGTAAATTCGGAGATGACGTGATTCATTCAGGTTCATGGGGTCTTGGTGTTCGACTCGGCGAAAAAGAGTGGGGTGCTTACGAGAAAGGCGAAATCAATGCGTTCAGCCCGGGCGGGCTGGGTCTTCGCACGCCTATCACTCCATCTCAAATGCCGAAGGTCGAGTTCATCGATCTTGTACCGAAAGGAATCTAATGGGACGCGAAGGATTAGACGCCATGACCCGGTTGGATGCGAGCGAAGTGAGTTTGGTTAGACGTGGGGCCAATAAAAAGAAGAGGTTCCCAATTTTCAAATCGGAGGAGGAGGATATGTCCGATAATCAAGAAGTCTTGAAGGCTGTCCTTGAAACCGAAATCGATGGTGAAGAGACTCTAAAGGAGTACTTCGAAAAAGCCAAAGTTTCGGACAAAGGTATTGCCGCGGTCAAAGGCGCGCTCCGAATTTTGTCGTCGTTCAAGGATGAGATGCCCGGCGACATCATGGGCAAGCTGGCGGCAATCGCGGGATACAAACAGGAGAAGCAAGAAGAAGAGCCTCCCATGTATCCCGAGCCGAAAGACAAGAAAAAAATCAAGAAGTGGCTCGACGAAATGCCAGAAGATCTGCGAAAGCAGTTCGAGCTGAAAGAAGAGTCAGAGGAGGAGCCAGTGAAAAAAGAAGATCTGCCCGAAGAGGTTCAGAAGGCGATGGAGGACCAGGATAAGAAACTGGCCGACATGCAAGCCGAGAACGAGAAGATCAACAAGGCTCTGGAAGCGGAGAAAGACAAGCGCGAGCTGGAAGAGTGGACAGCGAAGGCGAGAACCGACCTGGGCCACTTCCCTGGCAAATCCGCAGAGGAGCTCGGCCAGATGCTCAAAGACCTGAACGATGCCAATCCAGAAGTGGCAAAGACTCAGTTCGACAGCATGAAAGCCGCAAGCGAAGCCATGAAATCATCTGAACTCCTGACCGAAGCCGGAGTCATCGCCAAGTCGGGTCTGTCGGGTTCGACATGGGAGAAGGTGAACAAGATGGCGGACAACCTGGTCGAGAAATCGGAAGACCTCGGCATGACCAAAGAGAAGGCGATTACCAAGGTATTGGACAATCGGCCTGACCTTTACGAAAAATACCTCGAGGAGCATCCTCGCCAGGTAGCACCATCGGTGTAAGGAGGGAGTCATGGCATACGAAGGCAATCTCGAATGCATCCCTGGGCTAGTCGCGTCAGGTGACTTGGAGAGTGACCAGTTCAAGTTCATGGTCATCGACAGCAATGGGGAAGTCGCAAAGAACACAACCGGTGGCGCGTTTATCGCAGGGGTACTTCAAAACAAACCGAGCGCTCAAGGCCAGGCCGCGAGCGTTGCGTACGATGGCGTTTCCAAAGTCGTCGCCGGGTCGTCCGTGTCGAAGGGTGATCCAGTCAGAAGCGATGTCGATGGGAGAGCCGTGGTTAATGCGGGTGCGGCAGCTCCTGGTTATTTCACTCGTGGAATAGCGTTGGAGAGTGGCGCTCAAGACAATCTCATTTCGGTGCAGTTATCCCCCACGGGCTATCTGCACAACGCATAAGGAGGTGAGCGATGCCTCAGCCAGTACCCAGTGACGTACATGTCAACGCACCGCTGACCAACATCAGCATTGCGTACATGCAAGACCAGAACGACTTTGTCGCTGACAAAATGTTTCCGAACGTTCCTGTCCGCAAGCAAAGCGATTTGTACTACAAATACGAACGGGACAATTGGTTCCGTTCCGAAGCAAAGCTGAGAGCGCCGGGAACCGAGTCGGCCGGAAGTGGTTTCGAGATCACTACCGATTCATACAGCGCGCTCGTGCAAGCGCTCCACAAGGATGTCGATGACCAGCTCAGAGCGAATCAAGATGCTCCTCTGAACATGGACCGCGATGCGGCCGAGTTCGTCACGAGAGGCCTCCTGCTCCGCAAAGAGAAAGACTGGGCGGCAAAGTACTTCATCGCGAGTCTTTGGACCGGTTCGGATACGGGAAGCGATATCACCCCAGCCGCTCTGTGGGACACGACTTCGACTCCCATCACTGACATTCGCGAGCAGATCGCATCGGTGCACAAAAAGACCGGCATGCGTCCCAACAAGCTTCTGCTTGCCGAGGATGTATGGGTCAAGCTTCAGGACAACGATGACTTCCTCGATCGCATCGCGATCACTCAGAGGAAGATCGTGACTAAGGAGCTGCTCGCAGCGGTGTTGGACATCGATGAAGTGCTGGTCGCCAGCGCCATCGAGAACACGGCCAAAGAGGGAGCGACTCTGTCGATGAATTGGATTTACTCCAAGAACGCGCTGCTCGTGTATGCGGCTCCGCGTCCGAGTATCATGCAACCTTCGGCGGGTTACACGTTCTCCTGGACCGGGCATCTCGGAGCGAGCGATCGCGGTCTGCGAACGAAGAGGTTCCGCATGGAGCATCTCGCGAGCGACAGGATCGAAGGAGAGATGGCATATGACCAGAAGGTCGTGGCCGAGGACCTCGGGGTCTTCTTCAAGGATGTCATCTCATAAGCCAGCAAGGGAGGTGATACATGCCTTGGATTGCAGCCAAACCGCATAAGATCACGCGGGATGGGAAAGCTGTGCAAGTGGAAGTCGGCGACGAAGTTCCAGAAGCCGAGTTCCTGTCGAATCGAGCAATGTGGGTTCGCAAAGGCTATTATCGCTGGCTTGAGCGCGCGAGCGCGCCGGTCAAAGTGAAGAAAGTCAAACCCATAGCTGCGAAAATCGAAACACAGCCCGAGGAGGAAGAAGAACTGAAACCATCAGTGACCAAAAAGAAGAAGGCGAAAAAGAAAATCAAATGACTTGGAACTACTACACAGGCGAGATAAACAAAGACCGCGACAAAGTGCGCTTTTATGTCGGCGATACCGACCCCGAAGATCCTCTCGTACAGGACGAGGAGATTCAATTCGCTATCGACGAGCAACCGACGCTTCAATTTGCAGCGGCAGTTGTATTGCGTGCACTCGCGGCCAAGTTTTCTCGTCTTGTATCGTCCCGAGTCGGCGATATTGCGACCAGCAATGCCGCGGCTGTTGCCAAAGCATACGCTGACCGGGCCAAGGAGTTTGACCCATTCGATATTTCGATTGGTTCAAGCTCCTTGGTCTTGCCTTCATTTGGTGGACTGAGCATTTCGGAAAAAGAAACGTTAGACGAAGACACCGATGCCGTACAGCCGAGTTTCAGAAAGGGATTGAACGATATTCCTGGAGGACCTGGCGATGTGTACGACGATACAGACGATCGCATAAGAAATGGCTAAGGTAAAAGTCATAGACAAGGGTTGGAAGAAGCTTCAAAAAGGTTTCAAAAAACACCTTGGTGGAACTGTTGCAACCGTAGGCATTCAAGGAGCAGAGGGCCAAGAAGTTGATTCGATGTATCATGGCGATTTGACGGACGTCTATCTTGGGGCCATTCATGAATTCGGATGGGGAAACAACCCAGAGCGATCATTTATCCGAAGCACGTTTGATGAGAAGATGAGCAAGTACAAAAAGGAATCGGACAAGATCGCTCGCGGGATATTCGGAGGAGGGACAGCGGAAGGTGCGTTGATGCTTCTCGGCGAAATGTTTCGCGGAGACATTATCAAAAAGATCAATTCAGGAATCAAGCCTGTATTGCAGCCAGGATCATTAATCAATCGACCTGGTGCTGGTTCGACTCCATTGCGCGCATCTGGACAGCTTGTCAATTCCATTTCGTCTGTCGTGCAAGACCGGAAGAAGGTCCAAGACTGATGTCGAGTCTCAACAGACTGCGAGGTCTCGAACGAGTGATTCCGAACTTCGCTAAAGATCATTCTATTCTACGTTATTCGAAAACGGGTTACGACAAAGGTGGGCGTGAGAACGCACAGAAGCCAGAGAAGATAACCATACGAGCTGTGATTCAAACGGCGACGGATGAGGACTTGCAAAAGGTAGACGAAGGGCGCCGGACAAAAGGTGGTATTCGAGTCTTCACAGCAAGCGAACTCCGTACTGCTTCGGTAGAAGGTCAGCATCAGCCTGATGTGGTGTTGTGGGAAGGTAGAAAGTGGCAGGTTGAAAAAGTGGATAATTGGGCCGACTATGGCTTTCATTTCAAATCCATTGCAATAAAGATGGGACAATGACCAGACCAGTAGCAGACCCGATCGATATGCAAACTTTCCAAGACGCTGTGCATCGGTGGTTTTGGGAAGCGACGAATATCGAGACTATCTGGCGACGTCAATCGAATGTCCAGCCCAAATACCCGTACGCCACTTTGATGATAACTGACGGTCCAAATCCCGTCTCTCCCGTCTGGGAAGATCGATACGAAACTGATTTAGACCGACCGGCTGGTGAAGAAGTCAAGATAACGGTTTGCGTTCCGTGCCATTTCACGGTGTCTTGTCAATCGTATGTAGGGAGACCAGATGGAAAAGATCCCGATTACGATGCTCAAAATTATATGAACAAAGCCCAATCGTCGCTGATGCTCCCATCGGTGCTTGCGATGCTTCGGGAAAAGGAAATATCTGTTGTCCGACCGGGCTCAGTTCAGAACATAGGACTTTTGGTTGAAGATGCTTTTGAATCGCGAGCGAACATGGACGTCGTGTTTGGTGCGAGTCTATCGCTTGATGATTATGTTGGCTACATCAAGACGGTTCAAGTGATTTCGGAATCTTTAGGGATAGATGAAATCATTGGGCTATAGGAGGAAATCACATGTCTTTAGATGACATTGTCCGAGTTACTATCACGGCTCAGACTACCGCACCAACTCGGGTGGGATTCGGCATTCCGCTGGTCATGGCATACCACACTGTGTTCCCAGAGCGGGCGCGCGAATACACAGAAGTGGCTGACATGATTACGGACGGATTCACTGCGAATGATGCGGCAGTCCGTGAGGTGACTGCGCTGCTTTCGCAGAACCCGAAACCGACGAAGGTGGTTGTCGGCCGCGAAGAGAACACGCAAAAGCAAAAAATCAATATCGTGCCGGTAAGCACTAACTTGATTGCGAACTACGATTACACCGTATACGTGAACGGGTTAGCGGCAACGTATACGTCCGATGCGGACCCGACGGTTGCGGAGATCACCGCGGGTTTGAAATTGGCAATCGATGCCTTGGCTCAACCGGTGACGACAACCGACAACCTCGTCGCCATCCGAATCGAGAGCAATGCGATTGCAGACCAGTTCCGATTCACCGTTGCCGAGCGTCAGATTCTCACGCAGACGAACGAGACTCCAGATGGGACTCCGAACGGCATAGTGGCCGACATCACAGCGGTCAAAGATGCCAATGACGAATGGTACACCTTGCACTTGACTACGCTATCGAAGGCAGTCATCAAAGCCGCGGCCGTGTATGTCGAGACCCTCATCAAGCTGATGGTCGTGTCGAGTGCGGATGACGCCATTTACGATTCGGGTTCGTCAACCGATGTCGCGGCCGAGCTCCAGACTGCCGGATATGGCAGGACCGTTCTGATGTACCATCCGAAAGCGCTTGAGCAGTATCCAGGAGCGGGATGGGCCGGGCTCGCATTGCCCAAGGACCCAGGTTCGATTACCTGGAAGTTCAAGACCATCGCCGGGGCCGACTACACCGAGTTGACATCGTCTGAGGAAACAGCCATCAAGAACAAGGATTGTAATTCTTACGTCCGAATTTCTGGTGTCAGCATGACTCAGGAAGGTGTTGTATCCGGTGGCGAGTTCATCGACGTGGTTCGAGGGCTCGACTTCATGCGCGCACGCTTGCAGGAATACATCTTCGCAAGATTGGTCAACCTCGACAAGGTGCCGTACACTGACAGGGGCGTGGGTGTGATCGAAGCTGAAGTTCGGGCGGTGCTGGACTTGTGCGTCGGCCAGGAAATCATTGTAGAGGGATACACTGTCACCGTGCCTCTGGTTGCGGACATCTCCACGACGGACAAAGCAAATCGACTGTTGCCCGATGTGAAATTCAGTGCGACGCTTGCTGGCGCTATCCACGCAACTGAGGTGGATGGCACGGTTTCGGTATAGGAGGATACAATGCCTTTGAGAAACTTTGACCCCAACCAAGTGTCTGTCATATTCGGCAGCATCATTGGCGGGTATGCTGACGGGACATTCGTCAGCATCGAGCAGAATGAAGACAGCTTCGCGTTGACTATCGGGACGGATGGCGAGGGTTGTCGCGCGCGTTCGAACAATCGTAGCGCCCGCATGACCCTCACTCTAGGTCAGTGGAGTGCTTCCAATCAAGCGTTGTCTGCGCTTCACAATGCAGACATTCTCACTCCTGGCGGGGACGGGATTGCTCCCTTTGTCATGAAAGACAACTCGGGAACAACCATCTGCTCGGCTGAGAAGGCGTGGATCACGAAGCCTCCGGCAGTCAGCTATGGTCGCGAGCCCGAGAATCGCGAATGGGTGCTCGAAACTGACAACATGATCTGGAACGTTGGAGGTAACTAATGTCTCAATTAGAGGCAATCTCCGAAGTCATCGACGGTAAGCAGTACGACATGTACATGCTCGAGCCGTTGACCAGTCACGACCTGTTCATGGACGTTGTGAAGATGGTAGGTCCTACTCTCGGTCCGATATTCGATGCGGCTTTTGCTGGAAGAGGTTCAGCCGAAGGCCTCGAAGATTTATTGGAACGGGAGATAGGGCCCGACTTCTTTTCGAATGCGACGACCAAGCTATTTGGAGCTATTGACAAAGCGGTCTTGAACAAAGTCATTGCCGAGTTTCGCAAAGTGACGTTGGTAGATGGAGTGGAATTGAATAAAACATTTGATGTCCATTTCAAAGGCGAAATTCACAACATGTACAAATGGCTTTTGTTTGGCATGAAAGCGCAATGGGGAAAGTCCTTCAGCGCCTTGGTGAGCGGAGTAATGACCCAAGGCGCAAAGACGATGGCAAAGAAAAAGAAGGAGTCCCAATCCCAGACCACTTTGTTAAAGACTGGCTCAAATGGAGGTTGATCGTCGAGCAAGTCGCGACCTTGAAAGAGGTTGATAAGTACTACGACCTTGTGGACGTTATCGATGCTCACTACGCCCTAGACTTAAGACACGCAGCGGAAAAAGACGCAATCGATAACCCAGGGTCAGGGAGTTAGGCTGTGGTTGTTCGAGAACTAGTTGCTCTACTCGGAATAAAAACCGACAAGAAGTCGATGGACAAAGCCGAAGGCGGGATGAAGAAGCTTATCTCGTTTGCGAAGGCTGCGGCCGTTGCTTTTGGCGCGTTTAAAATTGGGCAATGGGCGATCAAAGCTGCCGAGAGTGTGGCGAAGATTGGCGACCAGTTTGATAAGATGTCTCATCGAACTGGTGTGGCGTTCGACGCATTGCAGGGATTTTCTCATGCAGCTCAGTTGTCGGGCGCTTCTATTCAAGATGTCGAAATGTCCATTAAACGACTGCAAGCGAGCCAGGCTGATGCAGCGTTCGGACTCAAGACATATACACGTGAGTTTGAACGGCTTGGTATCGAAATAAAAGACACTGATGGGAATTTCAAAGACACGACAACGTTGCTTCTTGAAGTCGCTGATGGGATGAAGAACCTTGATAGCGACACCGAACGAACTGCCGTTGCGGTAAAGTTGTTGGGACGAAGCGGTACGAATCTCATTCCACTACTCAAACAAGGGAGTGGTTCAATAAGAGAAATGATGGAAGAGGCACGCGACCTTGGCGCCATCATGGACGAAGACTTGCGAAAAGCAAGTGTCGATTACATCGATAATCAGCAGCGTTTAAATATGATGTGGCAAGGCGTGTCGAACGTACTTGGCCAGGAATTACTTCCATTATTCAATCGCATGACCAACGCCACAATCGATTGGTGGAAAGCAAATCGTAAATGGATAATGGAGCGCATCGCTCCCAAGATAAAAGAAATCGTGATGACTGCCTCCCGATTTATAAAGACGATTGGGAAGATGGTTTTTTGGGTCGTCAAATTAGTGAAGAACTTGCCAGCCGGTGCGAAGATTGGATTGATTGCAATAGCCTTTTTAAAATGGGGTAAAGCTTTACGATTCTTATTTTCTCCATTCGGCAAATTGTTGATATTAATTGGTTTAATTGTATTGATTATTGACGATCTGATTACATTTGTCGAAGGCGGCGACTCTGTTTTCGGAAAATTTTTTGAGACACTTGATGAACTGACGGGATTGCCCATCAGTGACATGATGAAAGACATTATCAAGTGGTTCCAAAAGTTAGCCGAAGATCCTGCTGCGGCATTCCAAGACCTTGTTGATATGATGGAAGGAGTTATCGGCTGGTGGGCCGATATGTTCGAAGGTATTTGGCAAGATACGGTCGAATTTTTTAAAGGGCTTTGGAACGGACTTCTTGAATGGTTCCAATCTTCAGTGGTTCAACCCATTGTCGATTTCTTTACGAGCATGTGGGAAGACCCCATGGCTGCCGTTGAGGGCTTTCTTGATTTCTTGATGGATATAGGCGAGCGTATTATCGAATTGATAATGGCCCCCTGGAAAGAAGCTCTTACTTTTATCAAGGATGTTTTTGAAGTTGGTATTGTCGAAGCTCTTAATCGTCTTGGTGAAAAGGTTCGTAATTGGGCGAACGGATTGCTTGATACAATTGCTGCTCCATTCAAAAAAGCTGCATCGTTTTTGGGATTAATGGATGAAGAACCGAAGGGGGCAGTAGGTGGGGCGGTAGGAGCTGGTGCTCGAACTGCGCTGGCGGCGGGGGCCATGGGTCAAGGAGTAATACCAGGGGCAGCGCGCGCAGCGGCTACAGCGGGTGTATCAAACATCAATCAAAAGACAGATGTACAAATAAATGTCAAAGGAACTCCGGGTATGTCCGAAGCGAAGCTGGGTGGTGAAGTTGCAAGGCAGGTAGGAGCAATGCTTGAAAAGCAGAATAGAGCGGCAATGAATGCGCTCGTACCAAAGGCGAGCTGATGGCACTTGCTGAACTCATATTCAAACGAGTGAAAGCGCAAATAGGGATCATCCAATTCGACGCGTCCGTATCTGAATCGCACAACAGTCCGTCGGAAGTTACCGACCATCCTGTGGAAGAAGGCTCGACCGTATCGGATCATATACGCAAACTTCCAAAAGAATTCGAACTGAATGGTCTTGTCACCAATACTCCGATTGTATTTCTTGCGACGACTCTTGCCGAATCCCCCCTCACTGTCGATTCGAATCCGACAGATAGTCGAGTCGAGTCAGCTTATTCAGAGCTTGAACGAATACAAGAAGCAGGAGAAACGGTCGATGTCGTGACCAGCCTTCGCGAATATACCGACATGGCAATCACTAACGTGTCGGTCACTCGCGAAAAAGCCACCGGTCAAATATTAGATTCGACTATCAGTCTTCGTGAAATTCTTTTTGCAAAAGCATTGACGCTTGAGCTTCCTGTTCCTTTGAATGTTGCGAACAAGGCAGCAAAGAACAAAGGCAAAAAACAAAAACAAGATTCGACATCGCAGCAAGCGGCAAAAAATGAATCGATGTTTACCAAAGCTTTGAATGCAGTAGGATTGTAATGACGACCACAATCATACCAACCGAAGAAGCAGCCCAAGATGGAATTTTCTTCGAATCTGTTTCTTTAGACGGCGTGGATTATCAATTGTATTTCAAATACAATTCGCGAGAAGGTTTTTGGTATTTCGATTTGAACGATGTCGAAGGAAATCCGATCCGAACGGGAATAAAAGTAGTTGTAAATTACCCTCTCACTTTTTTGTGTGCATGCCCAGAGAAACCGGCAGGCGAGTTGTCCTGCATCAATACAGAAGACGAACCTCAAGATCCTGGATTAAATGATTTGGGATTGAATGCTTTAATGGCATACCTGAATGAAGAAGGAGTAGATGGGTTATCTGTTCAATAGGGATTTTTCGATGAGAATCGGAACAGCAGTGATAAATATGCAAACAACCGACCCGATAACGGATAGGACGTTCCCTGCTTTGCGTGTTTCATTTCATGTCGAGAAGTCCGACAATAGAGATCCCAATAAAGTGACTCTTGAAATCATTAATTTAAATGAGTCGAATAGGCGCGTATTGCAAGAAGGATCTGAACTGGCCGAGAAGACTCCCAATTACGATTGGCCTTTATCAATAGAAGCCGGGTATGTCGGCAATCGCTCGCAGATATTTTCAGGCGATATTATCAAAGCAGACAGTTTCAAAGAGGGAGTCAATTGGGTCACGCAGATAGAAGCGGGCGATGGTCAAAACAACTACCGCTCGGCACGCATGAGCAAATCATTCGGCCCTGGTACGACGATGACTCAGCTCTTAACACAAGCGGCTGTGGCTCTAGGTGTAGGGCTCGGCAATTCGGCAACGAAGTTCGCGGTGTCGCCGAGGGGGTTGCTCAACTTCAAAAAAGGAGTCGCTGTCAGCGGCCGGGTCACTGACGTTTTAGACAAATACATCACATCGGCAGGTTACGATTGGTCGATTCAAGACGGTAATTTGCAGGTGTTGGGTCCTGGTGAAATACTCATCGGCGAGGCGGTCGTATTAAACAAATCGTCTGGGTTGGTAGGGTCGCCGGAGCCAGGAGAGAAGGGCGAAATAAAAGTGTTGAGTTTGCTTCAAGGCGCTATCAGTCCTGGGCGGCAAATCATTATCGATTCATTGACGGCAAAAGGTTCGTTCAAAGCTCGTAAGGTTGTGCATGTCGGCGACTCGTGGGGTCAAGATTGGTACACTGAGTTCGAGGGGAAACCTATACAATGAGCAAGCTCGAAAAGAGCCGATCGCCTGAACTGGTCGAAGTGCTTCGAGCAGTGATGGACAAGGCTTTGTCTGATGTCTATGTGGCGTTACCAGGTAAGGTCGAGAAGTACGACGCACAACTACAGAAAGCCGATGTCAAGCCATTGATTCAAGAGCCGTATATCAATGAAGACGGAACGGAAGGTCTCGACGATTTACCGGTGCTGACTGACGTTCCTGTTTGGTTCCCTCGAGGAGGCGGATATTTTCTATCGCTGCCAGTTCAGACGGGCGATAATGTGCTTCTCATCTTCAACGATTTATCGATTGACAATTTCATGGCGAGTGTGGGATCGCGAAGTTTGGACCCGGTCGATTTGAGGAAGCACGACATCTCCGACGCTGTGGCGATACCTGGGTTCTATCCATTTCCAAAGAACATCAAAGACACGATTGCATCGGGTGCGGCATTTGGCAAAGAAGGCGGCGCAATGATGCGCGCGACGGGCGCGGCGATGGAGGCGGTGACGGGCGGCGCGCCTGCTGCTGCCGATTTTGTAGCGCTCGCAGCAAAGGTGTTGGCAGAGCTTACAAAAATCCAAGTGGCTCTCAATACTCATGTGCATACTGGAGTAACAACAGGTGTCGGCAATACGGGAACTTCTGTTTCTGGATATTCTCCAGACCCGGTTGCGTCCTCCAATTTAAAGGCTGATTGATGGCGGATATTAAACTAGACGAAGACGGCGACATACTCATCGAGGACGATGATCTGGTTCTTGTTGAAGGTGTCGATGCAATAGCACAAGATGTCGAGGTCCGTCTTACGTTTTTTCAAAGCGAGTGGTTCCTCGATACCCGTCTCGGAGTGCCTTGGTTTCAAAAGATTTTGGGACAGAAGCCGCGGCTCGATGTCGTCAAAAGCATCATTCGAAAAGCGATCATGACTACACCCGGCATGCAAGGCATTTCCGACTTTGTTGCTGAATACGATGGGCGGACTAGATTATTATCTGTATCCTTTAAAGGTCAGTCGGTTGAGGGTGAGTTCGAGTTCGATAAGGAGTTAATCGTATGACAACCTATGGCGTGACTCTAACTGGTTTTATAAAGAAGACTCTGTCGGTTATCACGGCCGAAATAGGCGACGATCAGCGCGATACAATAAAATCCACGCTCAACCTTCTGGCTTCTGCATTGTTCGGCCAAATGAACGGCATTTTTGGTGACAAGTTGCGAGAATTATGGGACGTCGCTGAAGCGGTCTATCGTTCAGCCTATCCGAGCTCGGCCTCGGGCGACGCACTTGACCAGGTCGCGTCGATAACGGGTGCTGTGAGGCTGCCTGCGACCAAGAGTGAAGTCACTCTCGATAAGTTGTTGATATACGATGGGACAACTGTGCCGGTTGGGAGTATTGTTAGTGTAGATGAGAACGGCAACAGGTTCGTGTTGACTGAAGCCGTTGTCAATTCACTTGGGTATCCGGATATATTTTCCGCTCTGGCTGAGTCGGAAGAATATGGACCTATCAATGGCTTAGCAAAATCGATTACTGCTATACAGACTCCGGTTGTAGGATGGGTTGCGGCAGCTTCTTGTAAAGCAACTAATCCAGAGAACTACACGCTCGATGGAAAAGCTCTTACTATCAAGACGTATGGGGGCGTCGAGCAGACGGTCAATTTTTCAGGTGGCGACCCTTGGACTGCGCTCACTGCTGGTGCTGAAATAGAGAGTCAAGTTCCTGAGATGACCTATTTTGATGCGGGTAGTTATCTCGGGTTGACTACTAATGTTTCATCTTCGGCAAGTCGCTTTGAGATAACCGGTGGCACAGCGAACGCCGAGTTTGGATTTCCGACTGACGAGCAAAAGGGATTCAATACTACCGATGCCGATGTCGGACGTAATGTCGAAACAGACCCAGACTTCCGACTTCGCCGTCTTGAGTTGCTGCAACGCACAGGCGCGGCGACTGTTGATGCTATTCGCGCGCGTGTGCGCGAGCTGGCCGACGTCGTCCAGGCTTTCGTGTTGGAGAATGTAGACATCGTGACATCACCAGAGGGGTTACCACCGAAGTCGTTCGAAGCAATAGTGCTCGGTGGCGATGACCAAGAGATTGCCGATACGATTTGGGATGTCAAGCCGGCCGGTATTGAAACGTACGGTTCGACATCGAAGACGGTTGAAGATTCGGCGGGGTTCAGTCACACCATTGAATTCTCTCGTCCGACCGAGATTCCTATTTATATGGAATTCACTGTATTGACCGATCCTGTTTTGTTCCCGACTGATGGAGTTGACCAAATCAAAGTGGCGATGAAATTATTCGGCGATGCGATACAGGTTGGCGAAGATGTGATCGCTTTGCAATTCAAATGTGTTCCGCTCGATATAGCGGGAGTTATCGATGTGACGATATTCTTAATAGATGACGTCGATCCTCCTGTCAGCTCGGCTAACATCGTTATCGACTACCGAGAGATCGCAACGTTCGATACTGGCGATATGGATGTGACGGTGACACCATGACGCTGACGCAAAAAACGGATCACGTCACCGAAGCTCTGGCGAATTTTATAGAGCGATTCAAGGACAAGCCGAACCTCGCGGCGTGGTTGACTTCGTACATCAATCAAATTCAAGATCTCGAAGATACATACTTTGACATCATGGCCCAGCGTTGTTTGGATACAGCAGTTGGTGTTCAATTGGATGGACTAGGAGAAATAGTTGGAGAAAGCAGACAAGGTCGAGATGATGATACATACAGAGTTGCAATTCGTGCAAGGCGATTGCTCAACGCTAGCGAGGGTACTCCCGAAGAGTTAATGAACATTATCTCGGCCTCTCTTGATTTTTCAGTTACTGTTCATATTCGAGAATATTATCCTGCTGCCCTGACTGCCGAGGCGGTTGAGACTTTTCCAACTGGCTATGACCCGGCTCAGATTGGAACCATATTACGTTTGGGAAAACCGGCAGGAGTAAAAGCCCATTTATTGACTCATCCAGCCGACCCATTTCAATTTGATACTGGATTGGGTTATGACGAAGGACATTACGGAGGTGCTTGGTAATGGCTGCGACATATTCAAAACCGACTGGTATACCGCGATGGGCCGATACTTCTGGCAACGTGGTCGAGCCGAGTTCGGCAAAGAAAGATGAAGGGTGGGTGTACGAAGAAATCCCGCCGTCGAGTTATGAGAACTGGCGCACTCGAGAGATCGGTCGTTGGTTCAAATGGCTCGATGAGAGGCTATTCGACGGCACTACCAAAGATGCTTTCGTTCTCAAAGAGCCGGGTGGTGGCCTGGAGATGCTGCGTCTCGAAGACACGGTCACCAATTTGCCGACTGTGTACATGCCGCAGGGTTATGCCGAACTCGTCAATACCGGTAATGGTGCTTCTGCTGGATGCCGCGTCCGTTGGTTAAATGCCGACAGGACAACTCAAGACGATGCCATGTGGATGCTTCAAACCGCTGGAGATCCCGATCATGTTTTAAAGTTCCTACATGCTGATGATGGAGGATCGGGTGTTGTTGATGTGATGGTATTAGCTGGTCATTTTTCTGGTATTTGGGCTACACCGCTTGTGGCTTTTGGCGCTGATATTTTATTGCTTCCTCTTGGAGGGGGCACGAACAACATTGGGCTTGATACATATCCGTGGTCTAATTTACATGTTGACAATGTCTACCAAAACAATGTCCCTCATATTTCTTCATACGATGACCTCACTGCCACGCCTATTGAAATCACTGCGGGTGGAGTTGCATTGACTCCTGTCACCATCGATAAATCCCAATTGATGAGTGCGACAGCTTCACCTACTCGACGAATTACATTCTCTCGGAATGGAATCTATCAATTCATCGCCAACATTACGTGGATGGCAGACGGCAATGATTCAGAAAGCGCATTCTGGGGTACGTTTAATGCAGGAGTAGTTCCGGGTTCGTACGTGAAAGCCTTCATCAAGAAGGATAATGTAGAGGCGGTTACGACAGTTTCGTTCATGGTCACTGTATCAAACCCATCAACCGATTATGTCGAGATTCGAGGACAGTTCCTCGGTGGCGGTGGGACAGATGAAGCCACTCGGATGAACTTGCAAGCGTTCATCATTAAGGAGTAGTAGTCACATGACAAAGAATGAAGCGGTAGTTCAGCAAATGATCGAGAAGCGCAATGCCGAACCCGAGCCTGTGGAAGAAGTTTCCAGCATTATAGGGGAATACGATCTCGAAGAGATTGAACAGCTAAAGATGGAGAACATCGCGCTCAAAAAGGAACATTTGCGGTTTGAAGAGATGCAATTGATGGGCGTGCAAGAACAACTCATGAAAAGAATTCGAGAACGGCTGGGGGTTACAGACGAATATGGGATCTCATTCAATTTGCCGATGACAAAAGTCAAGGTGGAAAAAAGGAGGGCATCAAATGAGCAACGAGAACAAGAACAGCCTACCGCCAGCGATGAAACAGGGACGTAAATGGGGATTGATAATTGCAGGTATTCTTGCGGTTGCTGCGCCCGCTTGGACCGGCGCGGTCCAGTCGATGAATTCCGGGTCGGTTGCTGGACAAGCTGTTGCCCAATCGGCTGAGGCTGTCGAGAAGACCCAGCTCTCGTACGAATTGCTCAATCAGAAGGTGACCTTGGAAATCGCCGGGCTCATCAAAGAACTTGAGCGCCAGGACAAACGCATGGATAGGATA